GATCAAGCGGATTCTACGCTTACAAAAACAGATCGATCAACTTATTCTGGATTAGCTAGTAAATTATCTAAAGGAACTCCCTCTAGATATTTTGTTCAAAGACTTGTTGATAAAACAACAATCAATTTTTATCCAACACCCGATTCATCTAATGCATCAAAAGATGTACACATTTTCTTTGTCAAAAGAATTCAAGATGCTGATGCAACGTATACGGATGCAACGGATATACCTTATCGTTTTGTGCCTTGTATGGCATCAGGACTGTCTTTTTATCTAGCACAAAAATACGCACCACAAAGAGTACAAGAATTAAAATTATTATACGAAGACGAATTAAAAAGAGCCTTGGCAGAAGATGGATCTTCCACAGCACTTATATAACTCCGGAGTCTTATTACCCGAGTGGATAATTATGGCATTTGCAAGAGGAAAATACGCTAAAGCGATATCAGATAGAAGTGGAATGGAATTTCCCTATAATGAAATGATTAGGGAGTGGAATGGTTCTTTTGTTCATAAGTCTGAATACGAATCGCGACATCCTCAAGATGAAGCAAAACATTATAGTGTAGAAGGACATGGTTTAAGGAATGCAAGACCTGCAAGAACTGAAAATGATGCTCTAGCTATTTTAGGCCCTGATCCTTTTTCAACGATTGCTTCAGGATCTTCTTATATTAATGTTTATGAAAGAAGTCATGGCAGAGATACCAGTGATACTGTTAGATTTAGAGGTCCGATCTGGACAAGTTCAGATGCTGATGGTTTTCAAAATCCAGTGACTTTTGATGGTATTAGTGGATCGAATATTGCAAAATCTGCTGGCTACTCGCTTACTGTTGGGAAAAGCGATTCCAGTGGTGATGTGACTGCAACCGATGACTTCTACTACTTTACTGTGGATACGAACACTGCTACAAGTGGAGGAGTATCAGGAGGAGGCAATAATTGTACGGCTGGTCCGGCAACTTTAGAAGCATAATATGGCAGGATTTACATACTCAACACTTACAACAGCAATTTTAAATTATACTGAAGTAGGAACCGGTGTACTTTCAAGTACGATTACCGATCAATTTATTGATAACTCCGAACTTAGAATACAAAGAGAAATTCCTATTGATGCCGATCGAAAAGAAATGATTGGCAATTTAACAGCTTCGAAAGACAATGTTTATGCTCCAGCTGGAACTTTATTTGTTAGAGATCTTCAGGTTTATACTTCAACATCTGTTACTACAGGAACGAACAGCTTTTTAATCAAGAAAGATATTAGCTATCTTAGAGAATATGATGCCGCTGAAACAACAACAGGTACACCAAAATATTACGCTATGTCAGGCGGAGCCGAAGGAACTGGAGCAACGTCTTCAGGACGAATTACCATTGTACCAACACCGAGCTCGGCTTTTATGTACAAAATTCATTACAACGCTAGACCCGTAGGATTGAGCTCAGCCAATACAACAACTTATTTAAGCCTTAACTTTGGTAATGGATTATTATATGCATGTCTTGTAGAAGCCTTTAGTTATTTAAAAGGTCCACAAGATATGCTACAACTTTATGAACAAAAGTATCAAACCGAAGTACAGAAGTTTGGAGGAGAACAACTAGGAAGACGAAGAAGAGATGATTATACCGATGGAGAACCTCGTATACCTGTCACTTCTCCGGCACCGTAAGGATAAAATATGGCAACACTAACAGTAACAGTCAAAGAAGCAATTACACTTAACAACATCGATTATGGATCGGAAAGAGCTTTAGATATTTCCAGTGTTAATGAAGTTGTAAAAAGAGTTGTAACTGCAAGTACAACAGAATGTGGCTTAATAGGATTTATATCAGCAATTAGTGGTGTTGGTGTGAGTGCAAATAAAGTTGGATACGTTGCAGGAATGTTTGATGATGGGGATGTTCGATATATTAGAATTACAAATTTAGATTCATCTAATCATATTGTGTTAACGTTTAGAGATGAAGACAACACAGAATTTAAAATGAAGGTTGACGCGGGTCACTCGTTTATTTATCCAGGTGATAATAGCGGTGGCGTTGTGGATACGATGAAAGCAGCAGGATCCGCTTTAGCTTCAGGCCTTTCAGATTTAGTCGACATTACCGTGGATGCAGATACTGCAGCATGTGATGTGGAAATTTTCGTAGGGAGCGCATAGAATAAATGGCATCAAGTTATACAGATATTGGTACAGAGTTAATGACCACTGGCGAAAACGCCGGTACATGGGGATCAACAACTAACACCAATATACAAATTTTAGAAGAAAAAATCGCTGGTTATGTAGCAGTAGGTGTTGCAAGTGCAGATGCAACCTTATCTTTAACCGATGGTTCTACGGGTGATTCTATAAGAAATGCTGTTATTGCTTTTACAGGTGCATTAGCTGGTAACAGAACAATAACAGTTCCCGCTATAGAACAAGTTTGGATTATGGATAATCAAACCACTGAAGCTTATACCCTTACAGTAAAAGCTAGTGGCCAAACTGGAGTTACTTGGGCCACTACTGATAAAGGGACAAAAATATTATATGCAAATGGTACTGATGTAATTGATACAGGAATATCTGATAATGCAGTGACATCAGGGACAGGGGATATTACTCTCGATTCAGCTGCAGACATCGTTATTGATGCTGCGGGTGGAAATGTAGAATTCAAAGATGCTGGAACAACTCAGCTTCTTTTAGACATGGACACTACTGCCAATGCTCAAATTATACAGTTAAAAGTTAACTCTGATGATTTAGTATTTCAACAATACGATGGTAATGAAGTAGTTCGTATAGCTGATGATAGACGATTATATTTCTACGACAAAGGTGGAGAATATATTTATGGAGACGGAACAGATTTACATATCGTCTCAGGTGCAGATGTTAATTTATCTGCTAACATTGGTTTAACTTTTGGTGACGACGGAGAAAAAATTGAAGGAGATGGTACTGATTTAACCATCACAGGAAATACTATTAATTTAACAGCTACTACTGATGTAGCACTTGCCGCAAATACTGGGCTTTTACTAGCTGGCACAGAAAAACTTGAATCTGACGGAACTGATTTATCAATTACCGTTGGTGCGGGTGGTGATATAAACATTGGTACTGACATTGGACTAACGTTCGGTAATGACGGCGAAAAAATTGAAGGCGACGGAACAGATTTAACTATCACAGGAAATACTATTAACTTAACAGCTACTACTGATGTAGCACTTGCTGTAAATACTGGGCTTTTATTAGCAGGGACAGAAAAAATTGAATCCGATGGAACCGATTTATCAATTACCGTTGGTGCTGGTGGTGACATAAACATTGGTACTGACATTGGTTTAACGTTCGGTAATGATGGTGAAAAAATTGAAGGTGATGGTACAGATTTAACGATTGCAGGAAATAATATTAATCTTACTGCTGTTGCTGATGTTGTAATTCCTAATAGTGTTGGAATTCAATTCGGTGGAGCAAGTGAAAAAATTGAAGGCGATGGTACTGATTTAACGATATCAGCAAATAATTTAACAGTAGATGCTGCAGCAGATATTATACTAGATGCTGCTGGAAATAATTTAACATTTAAATCAGGGGGAACGGCAATTCTTGATATCTCTAACAGTTCAAGTGATGCAGTTATTCAACAACAAGTTAATGGTTATGATATTATCTTTAAACAGTATGATGGTAATACTTTATTAACTATTGATGATGCTGGTTTCGTTGGTATACATAATGCAGCGGCAGGACCTGGCGAATTAAGAATTTATGAAGATACTGACAATGGAGTATTATACACAGGTTTCAAAGCACCTAATGTAACTACCTCTATTACTTACGTACTTCCAGCAGCAGATGGTTCTGCTGATTACGTTATGACAACGGATGGATCTGGAACTTTAAGTTGGGCTGCTCAATCAGTTTCAAGTTTAGCGGCTGATAATATTTCAGCTGGTGATGCAGCAGTTACGATTGGAAATGCTAGTACATCAGCAGATGTAACTTTAGATTCTGGTGATGATGTTG